TGGCGGCTACGGCGGTGGCGGTGGCAACAACTTTTGGGGCGGCTTAAGCATCAGCGTGGGCGAAGTGCTGCGCGGCGTGCCAGCCTATTCCGAGCCCTATTCTGAGTCCTATCCCGAGCCCTACCCAGAGCCCTATCCAGTGCCGGTGCCAGTGCCGGAAGCCGCGCCTTCCGACTGCATGGAAAAAATCATCGGGCGCGACCGTGATGGCAGCATTTTGTCGATACGCAAGTGCCGGGGCGACATAGTCAAATAGGAGATACAAATGGCTGATCATACACCAACATGCGCCATCATGTTTCACCCCGACAGCGCGGACCACGGGCCGTGCAATTGTCATCGCATAACTGCAACCATCGTTGCCGGGGAATTTGTGCCTGAAGGCGATCCATACCGTGATGACAAGGACGATGAGCCAAGACCGGCTGGGACATACCTGACGGTGCACTTTGACAATGCCGATACTATAATCTTTACCGGAAAGGTTACGCTAGAATATTTGCCCAAGAAATGAGGAGGCCAATATGTGGATGGTAACCGCTGAAGGCGACGGTGGCCTTTTTTGGGAAGACCCAGTTTGCGGCAACACGCGCGAGGAAGTCGAGAGTATCTCTCTGGCAAAATGGCCCGATTTGCCCGAGGGGTATGTTCGCATCCTTTATAAATGCGACATGGTTGCGGTGCTGATAAAAGTCGTCAATGAGGAAAAAACAGATGACTGAAGAGCGTGGCGTGTACGTACTCTTTACGCGGAATTACGACGGTTCACAATTCCGTGAATTGGTGACCAGTATAAAGCAGTTACATCAGATCATGGCCGAAGAATGCGCCGACTATGAACTTGATCCGACCCAAGAGAATGGGCTGCCCTTGGTCGACATGGAAGCATTCGAGGAAACACAGAAATGACACGCAAAATCACCATAGAAATGTTTGAGCAAGCCACCGGCATGCTGCCGATATATGATGATATTGAACGCTGTAATTGCCCAAACGCAGGTGAACTAGGGCACTGGTCATGCGGCTGGTGCGAGTCTAAAAATTTGCCGTATTTCATGATAGGCGCGGTGCCGAAGCAAGAGCGGGAAGAAATTTCAATGGTGGAAAAGAATTCCAATGACGACACAAAATAATAATTTACTGCGGCTACTTGCCTGCCTTGTAGGTGTGGTAGTATGTCTGGTGGCCGGTGCTGGTTTTGCTTCATATGGCTGGTCTGAATGGATGGCAGCCAGTTTCCTAGCTGCATTTTTCTTGCTGCTGGCCATAGCAGACACGCTGGAGAATGACCGATGAAACAGCCACAATGCGCTACCTGCCGCCATTTTTGGAAGCGCGAGGGTAACAATTCTATCGGCAAATGCCATCGTTTTCCGCCGCCGGTACACAACAACTTGAGCGATCCTAGTTGGCCGGTGGTGACTACTCTCGACGGTTGCGGCGAGCACAGAACAATTTCGCGAAGCTTAAGCAGCCGCATATTGACCTTCTTGGTTGCATATAAAACGGCTATGGTGCTGCCCAAATGGTTAAGGGACAGGAGTGAAGTGTAATGGCGACATGGATAGACAAATGGATGGATATGTTGATTTTTATCGGCGCTGTTAGTGCGGCGCTGGCCCTAGTATGTACTATTGTATCAATCGTTCTTAGGCGAGGGGAGCAATCACAGCAGCAGGAAATTCAGACTAGTTATTCGTATGTATTGATGGCCGGTCGCGTGCCAATTGGTGCATGGGTCGAACGAACCGACGTACTCGACCGGCTGGTTCTTGAACAGAAAAACAACATACACCCTAGAGAGTTTGAGGTTTGGGCCTTTCGGCATAAAGGCACAGCAGATGTGGAATTGGTCGCGCAGTATCGCGGCGACAAATTCAGAGATATATTTGAGAGAGTGGTTAGCTGAAATGGAGACCCCGAAATGATCAGTCCAGAAAAACTAATAGAATTGGTAGAAATGATGACCGAATTAGTAGAAATGAATAATGCAATGATTAGAACTCAAGACAAACGTATCAGAGAATTGGAAGCGATGCTGGCGGCCGAGCGTCAACGTTGTTTGAATGAAGTCGAGGAAGAAGCTAGTATGTGGGAATCTGGACAATCTGGGTGGGCTGCATGCCAAGCAATAGCTGCACGTATCAGCTTTGAAATTGAGGCAAAACCCAACGACTGACGATATCAAATTAGCAAAGGAGTAAATTTAAAATGAGCGCACGACTAATTGCTTATGACAACAATACACGCACGAGATATGACCGCGTGTGCCGGACCCTTGATGTTGCCAAGGCTGCGGCGATAGAGTGGAAGGCGGCGCGGCGCAATCCAGGCGCAGTGGAGTGCAGAATAATCAGCCGCTCCAATGTCATTTGGAAAACCAAGTGCTGGCGCGGCACTGATGTGTGGGTGGCAGCAAAGGAATAATTCGATGACGGAATATGGTGGACTCGGTGGCTTCATGGGTGGCCGTGAATTGAACACTGCCGATGCATTCGAAATGGCCGTCAATCGCGTGCTAGGCGAGCGATTAAGAGTCAGTGACGAGCTTTGCTGCGCCTTATGGGGGTCATTAGCTAATGTCGAATGGAAGCACACAAATGGCGACACTGCTAGCTACAGTTTTCGTGCAGCTGGTGATCTGATCGCGGCGGTAATTGGTCGGGGCGAGTACATGGACTGGTATTGCAGCACCGATGACGGCGTTGTTGATGGCGAAATTGCTACAGCCTTAGCGACTGAGGGTTGGAGTCCGGAAGTGATTACTAATGAAATGGGAGGAATGTCCAATGAAAAAGTACGAGGAAATTGAGGATATAAAAAGATATGAGGAAATGGCGGACAAAATTTTCGAGCAGGCGGGAGTAACCAAAGAGGAATTCCCCAAGGAGTGGAGAGACTGTGTTGTCATTCTCAGAGCCAAGACGGCAATGGGGTATGTAAAGATGGGATTGACTCACGAAGCCGTTGACATATTCGAAAAACAGAAACAAACTCTGGTTGAAGATTTGAAGGATATCAAAAAGCAAAGGATGAATTGATATGATGGACTCGAAAAAAATCGATACAGTTATCAATCTAGTGAAGGAACTACGCGAGACGACACAATACCGTGGCATACACGAGCAATGTATCGAGGCGCTGAAAATACTCGAAAAGGAATTTCACACCGCCCATCTTCAGGAATTCCTGAAGAGTATAGAAACTGAGACCATTGAAGTCGAAACGCCAATACCAATATATACTATTGTTTTCGATGTTGACAATAGTGGCAGCGGAAAGGAGCCAACAGATGGCACATAAATGTGGTGACATGGATGAAGACCGGTTGACAGATTTGGCCGTTCACGCCATCAAGGCCATTCTGGAAAAAAGCAAGTTGGAAAATGACGAACCGTTTGTCATTATTGGACGCATGGCTGCAATGTTGATGCTATTCGGCAACGACAAATTAACCGAGGAATCTAAATTCGAACCAGACGAAATTCTACAAGTGGTCGAATTTGCGTTCACCGAATTTCTTTCGACATTCCCACCGAAGTCTAATAAAAGCAAAGCATCCTGACAATAAGCAAAGGACTTACCGGCCCCCAAAGATGGGGGCTTTTTTTTATGCTTGCCCACGCATCAATTTTCGGCCAGAATATATACTCAAATAACGATGGAGACTACCAATGGCAAATTCTGACGAAGAAATTTTTAGGAAACTACTGAAGAGTACCGAAAACGAATTTGCATCAGTTGCCGCCGATGGTGTTGATGCAGACATTTCAGGATGGATTGATACTGGCAGCTACGCGCTCAATGCCTTGCTTTCGGGATCAATCTATAAAGGAATGCCAAACAGCCGCGTAACCGCGCTTAGCGGCGAGTATTCAACTGGAAAAACCTTCTTTGCAATCTCAATAATGAAGCAATTTCTAATCGATAATCCAAAAGGGTATGCCTATTACTTTGACACTGAAACTGCGGTATCAAAAGAAATGTTGGAGTTTCGTGGCCTTGATTCAAAGAGAGTTGCCATCATACCAATAGGGTCGGTGGAGGAAGTCAGAACACAGGCCGTGCGAATTCTGGATGGATATAATGCCATTAAGAAACCCGATAAAGCCAAGATGATGATTATCTTGGATTCAATGGGCAATCTCAGCACCGAAAAAGAAATAGTCGACATTAGTACGGGCAATGATAAACGAGACATGACACGCGCCGCTTTACTAAAAGGAATGTTCCGAGTGCTGACCTTGAAGCTCGGCGTTGCGCAGTGTCCAATGATCATCACTAACCACGTCTACGAACAAGTTGGAGCCAAATACCCGACCAAAGTTCAGAGCGGTGGCAGCGGCCTGAACTACGCGGCCAGCACCATTGTGTTTTTATCGAAACGCGTCGAACGGGACAAGGACAAGAACGCCATCGGTTCAGTCGTTACGGCGACCTTGAAGAAAGCCCGGCTAACAGTCGAAAATCGTCGCATTGAAACACTGTTGAATTATCGCTTTGGTCTATGCCGGTATTATGGGTTGCTGCCATTGGCCGAGAAATTTGGCATCGTCAAGAAGGGCGAAAAGCAATACGAATGGCCAAATGGTAAGAAGGCATATGAATCAGTCATTGACAAAAATCCTGAAAACTTTTTCACCAAGGAAATTCTCGATCAGATTGATGCCGGTTGTAAAGAAGAATTTCTCTATGGGACAACAAATTTGACAGATGTGGAGGAAACGAAATGATTATTGGCGAAGATTTTATCTTCAGAGATGACTTGTCAAAAGACAAAGATAAAACGGTTCCGATTGAATTGACCAGCGGCCCATATAAAGGTGTGGTTTATCGCTATGATATTGTCAAGGTTAAAGAGCAGAAAGACGGATCGGCGCTTCTGTTCTTTGAATATCAGCTATACGAGCGACCAAAGCGCATGACCGAAAAGAAACTCAGAAACGATAAGAAGTTTACTGAGTATCTTGGTTTGGTACTCAATCGTCTCATTCTTGAAGTTGTGGACGGCGAGAAAGCGCCCGAGACTGAAAAGATCAGCGATGAAATTGTCTCTATACAAACTGTCGAAGATGCTGTAGAAGTTAGAACAAAGGAATCGCAAAAATGAGAATTCTTATATTCATTACATCGGTTCTAATCCTCTTTACTTTAATATCGATAGAGATACGCGTTGGTTTTATTGAATGTAAAATCAGCGGTGGTGAATTGATCAGGATTCCACACAGCTATCTTGATCTACGCGAGTGTAAGCGCCTACAATGAACATTGAAAAGCTTATTCTGAAAAATCTTTTTGATACTGGCAATCTTCTAAATGATGACTATTGTCGAAAGGTACTACCGTTTCTGAAGACTGAATATTTTTTCGAAGAACCAGACCGAATTCTATTTGAGATACTTCGCGACTATATACTCAAATATAATTCTTTGCCCACTCAAGATGCAATCACTATTACCCTTGATGCCAAATCTGGTTTGCGCGAAGAAACAGTTAGTACAATCAAGAATGCGCTCATTACCTTCAAGAAAGACACCGAAGCACAAAATGTTGATTGGTTTCTGAAAACTACTGAAGAATTTTGCCAGGAGAAATCGATCTACTTGGCGATCATGAAGTCAATTGACATTCTTGGTGGCAACAGTAAGACCGAAACCAAAGGGGCTATCCCGAAGCTGTTGAGTGACGCCCTGAGTGTTTCTTTTGATCCACACATAGGCCACGATTATCTTGAACAATTCGATTATCGCTATGACTATTATCATCGTGTACAAGAAAAAATTGCATTTGACCTAGACTATTTTAATCGCATCACGCGTGGCGGTGTGCCACGGAAAACACTGAATATTGTTCTGGCTGGTACTGGCGTAGGTAAAAGCCTTTTCCTGTGTCATGTCGCAGCCCATTGTCTTACCCAAGGACTCAGTGTACTGTATATTACGCTTGAGCTTGCCGAGGAAGAGGTAGCGAAGCGCATTGACGCCAACCTGCTGGACATTACTTTTGATGATCTGATGATACTGCCGCAGAAAAGATACGCCAGCATAGCCGAAAAACTGAAAGGCAATACCACTGGCAAGTTGATCATCAAGGAGTACCCAACGGCAGGCGCATCGGTTACCCATTTTAAGGCTTTGCTTAATGAGCTTTACTTGAAGAAATCGTTCAAGCCCGATGTGATTTTTGTCGACTACCTGAACATCTGCAGATCAGCGCGCTTGGCACCAGGGGCGAATGTTAATTCGTACACATACGTAAAAGCCATTGCCGAGGAATTGCGCGGTCTGGCGGTGGAATTTAATGTGCCCCTGTTCTCGGCTACGCAGACCACCAGGGCAGGCTTCACGTCCAGCGACCCCGGCCTGGAGGATACTAGCGAAAGCTTTGGCTTGCCTGCCACAGCCGATTTGATGTTCGCCTTGGTGAGCACTGATGAATTAGAGGCGCTGGGTCAGATGATGGTCAAGCAACTGAAAAATCGCTATAATGATCCGTCCAAGTACAAGCGGTTCGTCGTCGGTGTTGACCGCGCCAAGATGCGCCTGTACGATGTAGAAAATTCCGCACAAACACTATCTGGACAAGCCCTATCGACAAACTCTCCAATTACGGCTACCATACCAGCTAGCAATTTCAACAAGTTCAGCGCTCTGAAGGTATGAACCATGCTGCCAGCGTTTGAGAAACATTTGGAGAACAACCAATTCGTCGCGCGTTGGGAAAAGGCTGAAACGGTTGACGAAAGGTGCGCTATTTGTGAGGAATTTCTGAAGAAGAAGGGCAAGTGGCCAGCCGCAGTTGAACCGCTATATGCGAATAAGGCGATGATCAAAGATAAATATGACGTGTTGCAAGCATATTACGATAAGGTCAACACTACCAACTTGCCGCCGCTGCCCCCTGCACCAAACTGCACCGACACATACACAACAACAGCGACAATAACGCAAAACAAAATCGAATACCTAAGCGCTTCCATAGAAATTCCTGAGCCACCATTTCCAGGGGATATTATGCCAACGGTGGAACTTGTAACCAAAGATTTGGCCAATCACCTTGCATTGGAAATGATCAAAGGCGGGTATGTGCAAATTACTCAAGAACAAAATCATATGAATTGGTCAAGACTAATTAAAGCAAAGGTAAGGGTGTTGAAGCCATGAAATATGAAGTCGTATTGATCGAAGAAGACGATGATTTCGTTTTCAGTGTCCATGAGACGGCAACAGACCAAACGATTGGCTATTTTCTATTCGTCGATGAAGCAGAAGCATATAAGAAATTTCTCGAATCTGGTGGCGGCTTTCATGGCCGAACCCCACCATTTATACTGACTGACATACCGGGCGATGTGAATGACAAATTTGAAAACTTTCTAGTGAAGGAATAACCAATGGAAATTATGGTAAATGGATTTAGCAAATCGATAGCACGGTGGGAAATTAAAAAAGCAACTGAGTTGTTTGGTGATTTGGTTCTTGATGCGAGGAGAATTAGAAGCACTGTGGTTGCCATAGATATAAGGAAGATGCCCAAGTTCAAGACTGAAAGGGGAATGCATGTTTTTCAAGGCTATTGTTTTCCTGTCGTCAGTAAAAAAAAGCCCAAAAAATTCGTCATCCTACTGAATAATGACATGACCAAGCGGGAAACGATCAAGACACTGGCACACGAAATGGTGCATGTCAGACAGATGCGGCTCAATATTTTGCAAGGGATGGGTAAAAAGCGGCACAGATGGTTTGGTCGCATTGTCGACGAAAACGAAGAAGAATACCACAAGCTGCCCTGGGAATCGGAAGCTATGCTGTGTGAGGAACCAATGTACCAGCACTATCGGCAATGCATGAAGAAGACAAATGGACCAGCACGACCTAATCATGAAAACCCTAACCAAAGTAGCCAGCGACATTTGCGAGCCGGTGCGAAGCTCAAGGATCGCCGCCTGCGTGGTCTATAGAAATTCCATTGTAGCATTCGGTATCAACGAAAAGAAGTCACACCCATTTCAAGCTAAATACGGTAAGAATTCGGAATCGATTTACTTACATGCTGAAATTTCAGCGATAAAAAATGCGTTGCGATATATTACCCCCCTTGAATTGGAAAAATCGACATTGTATATTTACCGTATCAAATTCCAAGATTCGACCAAACGGAAAATAATCTCTGGTCTGTCTAAACCGTGTGCTGGATGCTTTCGCTGCATCAGCGCCTTTCGTATCAAGAATGTCTATTATTCAATTGAAGGCGATACATACGCAAAGCTATAAATAGACGTATATCCTTAAGAGGAGTATACGTATTATGTCAAAGGCAGTTGTTGTCTGGATTGTCGAAGAAGAAGACAAGGAAGGCAAACGGACGTTTTTGCAGACTTATGATTCCTATGATGAGGCGCTATCGGCCTACAATTCACTAAAGGAAGACCACGAAGACCGTCAACTGAGCATTCAGCGATCAGAGAAAAAGCTGTTACTTGAAGGATGAACGCAATGGATAAGCACAACGACGGAAATCTTATGGCCACAACAATCGTAGCCTTATGGATATTCTTGCTCATAGGGCTATCATTTTTGCCTCTGTTCTGGAATATCATCATTTGAAAAGGTAAAGTAATATGAACAATGAAGGATTTTGGGTGGCAATTGTTGCTGCTGTCGTTGCAATATGTTTTGCGCTAACGCTATTATTTGCATTCCAAGCAAATGCCCATGATTGGTATGATTTCGAATGCTGCTCCGAGCGCGATTGTGCGCCGGTCATCTATTCGTTGCGATTGCCAAATGGTGATCTCAAGGTGTCCACTAAGAACGGATTTGGCATTGTTACAAAAGAAACAAAAAAAAAATCGTCAAGAGATAATGAAGAACATGCTTGCATGCTGCCAAATTCACAGCGTGTTATCTGTTTCTATGAGCCATTGAATTACTAGGACAATCAATGTGGGAACGAATTTATTCCTAATCCACGGCGCTTTCTGTTCCAGGCATTCGTTCAATTTCATTATCAAGAAAGTTCTAGACGACCGTCACATTGGCAGGATATATTGTTTCGAATACTTTATTCAAAGTGAATGCATTGAGAATGTGGTCGAAAGAGCGCAAACAGAATTAGCCAAGATAACAGAGAAAAATGGATTAGATACAGTCATTGTGGGTCATTCATTGGGCGGTCTTATCAGCCTACGATTATCACAACAGTCTAATATCAAGAAGACCATTACATTATCCGCTCCACTTTCTGGTCTAAAATACAATATTTGGCTGGCGTCGTTACTCTCATGGCATGCACCAACACTGAAAGACATTAGCCCCCATTCGAATTTTATCTCAGCACTACACAAGGAAGATTACAGCCGAAACCCAATCGAGATATTGGTAACTACAAATGGCTACAATCCCATGATTACCGAAGAAAATGATGGTGTCATTACTGTAGATGCACAGACAAGGTGGCAGCCTACTGGTGCGAAGATTGTTAACTGTCCAATAAATCACAACGAAATCTTGCAGTCGGCTGAAGCTTTACTTGCTATCGAGCGAGCATTACAAGAGTAAAAAATGGTAGCCAACGACAGCAAAGTGCGCTAGGTTGCGCCGCAGGCACAACCATCGGTATTTTCTCTCATGCAATTAATCCATTATACCATCTTTTGGGTGGAATATCCCAATAAGAGAGGGGCATGGGTGGCCAAGGTGGTTTCCCCCTTGACACACCCCATACACACAAACGAATGTGGCAGTCGCAAAGAGGCTCTGTTAGAACTTATCACGCGTTTGCGTGATGCTGGACATAGCGCTAAACTGGAGGAAATAATATGACTAGACTTGAACGTCGCATCGAAGAAATGTGTGCCAAGGCTGCCGCACGGTTCGCGCTAGCAAACGATTTGTTATTGAATGGAGACATGGAGGCTGCAGTCAGGCAAAAGGGTATTGGACGGCGTATGGCTAAAAAAGCATGGAAGGCGCAGGACAAGCAAAGACTGAAAGGGCAAGCAACCCGAAACCGTGCTTGACATTTTGCAGGCAAAAGACTAGCTTCTGACCGATGTCCAAAAAATGGAGTGAACAGACAATGCCAACACACTCATTTTCGACTATGTCATCAGAGCACGGCGACAAAAAAACGGTGTGGAATCCAGACAATGCCGATGAAGTTGAAGCCGCCCGGCGCGAATTCGACTATCTAGTGAAAGAAAAAAAATATTCCGCATTCGTATCAAAAGACGACGGCAGCCAGGGCAAGCGTATCGACAAATTTAATCCCGAATTGGGTCGCATGATTCTGGTGCCTCAACTCGTCGGTGGCTAACGATGCCCACATGCACTAGTGCAAATGGAGTGTGGCAGACGTGGGTCACCACGTCTACTATCACTGCGTCTACTGCCTACATGTCACCCACCACGTCGCCATATTACAATAGCACGACGACAAATGTACTCACGGCGACAAATGATACCGTATACAACCATTGGGTGTCGACAGGAGGCATTGCTGCCCATAACTACAACAATGGTAATGGGGATATCTACATCAAGTCTCTTTGCGCGTTAGGCGAATCATTATATCCACACGAACACGTCAACGCCTATGATCATGTTGCACGCCGACCCGACGAAAATGCCCATGTTTATACGTGGAAAGAACATCTGCGCAAGGTACAGCGGCGAAGAATTCGGCGGCAGTCGCTCAAGTTATTGCGCACTGTACTGACACGCGAGGAGTGGATTTCGCTGCGTACCCACGGCTACTTCGTGGTACAGGGCGGCGAAACTGAAGTTTACTATCGCATCCGGTGGCAACACGGCGATTCAATGGTGGCCAATATCGACGTGTTGAAGCTTGGCGCAGATCGTGCTGCCAATGATAACTGGCCAATGAAAAGTATTTCTACGCAACTGTGTTGCCATCTGCCTACTGATTATCCCATCGGAGACATGCTGGCGGCGCAAAAACTTATGCTTAAGTATGAGGAACGAAAATTCCTACAGCGGGCGAATTGTCATCCAGTGAGTTACACCGCAAACATCAGATCATTCAGAAGAGCAGCATAGAAAGGGGGATATACACACTCGAAAATGTTTAGTATGATAGGAAAGTGAACAACAGCAAAGGAATGCAACAATGACACCATCACATATTAATGATTGGAATCCTGACGACGGCGATGCTCTACAGGGCGACGTGTGCCTGTTTCGGCTGCCAACTAAGATCAAGCTCGCCAAGGACGCCACCGAGATTGCCCCACGCGACTCCAAGCTCATTTTGGCGGAAGGCGAAGTGACCGGTCACCACCATGCAATCTGGTGCCCAGAAATTCCACGCTTCCGCGATGACGGTTTGGCCCGTGATCTGGCAGTGGAATTGGATGTCCCGGTCGGCACCGCACGACTCTATCGCAGCCCGCAGACGATTGACGCACTGGTGAGCGCGGGCGAACTGACGACCAACACGCTGGCCATCGGCATCCTGCAAATTCGAGGCGAGCCAATGGTACTGCGCCACGATGAGCACGAGGGCATTCGTATCCCGACCGGCGACTACTATGTCGGCGGCCAGCGCGAATGGGATGCGGCGCAAGAACGTCGCGTACAGGACTAAAGCAAAATGCCAACAACCGCGTCGATTTTTAAAGCACTGTCTGCATTGGTCGACGCGGTTAATCATACGATGATTTACGCCAGAACTAGTTGGATGTTGGTCGCACATCCAACTTTTGTGGCCGTTTGGCATCCCATCGCTAGGGTAGAAGATACAATTCACCAAACCGTTCATTCGGCAGTCAATGATGCAATTGTCACATTGGACAACACACATGAGCCCATATCCAAATGAAACGAAGTATCTAGGCGGCATAGTCGATGACATAGCTCACTTGATACTCGAAGGCGTGCAAATAATCATCAGTAGGGAAATGCGCATCAATATCGAAAAAACAATTGAATCACCAATTGAAGCGGTGGTTGGTGTAGCAGTCAACAGAACAGTTTATGTGGAAATAAGAAAGACGATTGATAGAATATTTGATTTGAATGTGTTAGATGATGATTAAAAATGCATTTATCCGAGCACTCGCAGATATAGCAGCACAATGCGATCCGATGTATTATGTCGGCATAAAAATTGGTCTGAAAATACAAGCAGTAACTTATGCGCCAATTTTAAGAACGGTCTATTCATCAGTCCATGCCCCAGTTTCCGAAGCAGTTAGATTGGCGGTGCAAGCAGTATATCAGGAGAGGGAACATGGATAAAAACAAGCACATAACAATAAAGATAAACGAGGCGGAACATATTTCGATTATCAATGGCCAAAAACATATTCCAATGATAATGATTCAGAAGCCAATTCAAGACGCAATTGAGAGCGCAATCAGTTCGGCAATCGTCCAAATCTATCTGTTGATTGAATTGGAATTGAACAATGATTAAAGACCTAATCTATGCGGCAGTGAATCTGGCAGTCAGTGATGCCGCGAATTATACAATTGATTTCATCTTGAAGGTACAATTCCACAGAAAATTCAACAATGCTATTGAGCTAGCAGTTCATGATGGGGTTAATTTGCCCGTGCGACTGGCAGTCCACATAGCAGTGTGGAAAACACTTGAGATGGGAACTTATCCATATGAGTAGAATTGGAATTGAACTATGAAAGCCCTAATCTATAAGGCAACAGATGCTATACTACCTGATAAAGCCGTCGATGATATTGATTTCTTCCAGATCAATTTGGATACTCGTGCCAAGATTGATGCAGTAGTCAGTTGGACAGTTGATTCGATGGTTAAGTCGGCGGTTCACGAGACAATATGGGAAACCCTTGGGTGGGACATCTAACATGAATAAACCGCTTGGCTCAGCACTACGGAAAATCACTTATATGAAAGTCGATGCGGCAGTCCATTCTGCAGTCGATGTGCAGATCGTCGTAGCAATTCAATTTGACTTTTGGCGTATCAATAATTTAATCGAATCGGAAATTTCTTTAGGGGTCCATGGGGCAATCAGTGACGCAATCAGTTCGGTCGTTTATATCGGAACATAAAATGCATAGACAACGCACCTTCTATTGGACACTTGAGTCAATAGTCGACAGCGGGCGAGTTATGGCAGCCGTTGAATCGTTAGTTAGTTGGACAGTACGCCGAATAGCTAGTAATGAAAAAGCCAGCATTTTTACAGCCGTTTCGATAATTGATTCAGCCGTCGAAGTGGGGGTTCGCGAAGCAGTCCAATGGGTGTGGGAACATGACTAGAACCTCAATCTATATCGCAACCAACGCGGCTGTTGTGGAGGCAATCAAGTTGACAGTCGCAGAGTCGATAGATATGATAATCTATTCGCAGGCATGTTTGCCGATCCATCAGACAGTCGGTGAGGCGATCAATTGGGAAGTCCAACGAACAATCTCTTCAGTAATGGAAGGAGAACTAAGGCATGAAAAAGATCACATCGATCCCACCAGAGGCGCAGGCAAAATTTCCGGCCATCGTGGCGGAATACATCAAAATTGGTCTGTGCACCGACCCCGCTGACAGAGCCACGGCCGAAACGGCAATGCGCGAGCTATATAAGCTGCTAGGCAAACGCACCGACATGCCTATTGTATGGGTACCGTCACCACTTGTCGGCGCATTTGCTGCCCCAATTGCGGCAGCCTTGCTCTCGCAAAGCAAAAAAGCATCGATAAAATCTTCGGGCAAACTGTCAGTTTACGCAACAATTGAGTCGGCGGTCGGCCCCAAGGTAAGTGCAGCGGTCGAGGCAGCGGTCGATGCGGCAGTTGGTTGGAAAACAATCAAGACCAATGCCAAGAATGTCGCACCAGCGGTCGACGCGGCAACCGTCCGATCAACGATTAAATCGCTGTGGCACTACTATCGTGGCGGCCAGTTCTGGGTATCGTGGAAGGGCTACATCGCCGCGCTGCGCCTTATCGGCTTCGAACACTCATCGTTGCGTGCATTGGAAATCGAGGAAAAAATTGCAAGATCGGCGGGCTGGTACTGGCCATTCGAGGATTTCGTAATGATCAGTGAGCGGCCAAATTGCATCAATCGCGATGCCATTGGTCGCTTACATTCACTGGATGGGCCATCGATTTCGTGGGGTGAGACGTTTTCCCTTTACTCGTGGAAAGGTATCACTATTCCGTCCACGCTCATTACCAATCGGCACACAGTGACGCCGCGTGAAGTGCTGGGCATCGAAAATGCCGAGCATCGTCGTTGCGCCATTGAAATTTATGCGATTACACACGGACCAGACAGGTTTGTGAAAGACCTTGGGGCCAAGAAACTGAAGGCCGACAAATCGCACGGCAAGCCGCGCACGGTGTATGCTGTTGGTGACATTCGGTACATACACGTCACTAATGGCTCGCGCGAACCCGATGGCACATTCCGCGAATTCGTACTTGGTGCCGACCCAAGGGCGACAACGCCAAATGAAGTGGTTGCCAGTAGCTATGGCCGCCCTGCGCCGAAATACAAGGAAGCCGTGCGTTCATGAGGGCAGAGAAAACAAGCATCCAAATGAACATCAATTGGGCAGTCGACGACTCGACTGCCCGTTGGGAAGCCATTGAGGCAATTGAACAGAATGTCACATTAGCCACTGAATGGGCAGTTCTTTTGCCGCTTCATAGGATACTTGAAATACCAATTAGTCGGCCGGTGGATGCGGCAATCAGTTCGATAATTGAGCGAACAATGAAGAGAAATCCCCTTCATCAGTTGTTTGTGAAAGTGTTCCAGTTTTGGAGAACAAAATAAATGGCAGTCAATTCTAGCCTTGCTAGCCTTTCTGAAACAATTAATTGGGAGTTGTTAGTACGTCATGTCGAAATTAGCCCAATGATTGATAGTTTAGTTTTTATGATAATTGATCCAATGGTGAGAATGGAAGTCTATTCGGCAGTCCATGTGGAAGTCGGAATGAAAATCGAAGCAGCGGTTGAAAGTGTAATCAAATCGGAAATTGGCAGCTTGCTATGAATAGCATCGAACCGGCAATTAGTGCGGCAGTCTATTCGGCAGTCGATTCGGCAGTTGATTCGGCAGTCTATTCGGCAGTCCAGTCGGCAATTGATTTGGCAGCCCGTTTGGCAGTTGATTTGGCAGTTCGCGAGGCAATTAATATGGTGGTTAACTTGGATTCAAAGCCATGAACGGCGAGTCGGAAATTTATTTGGCAGTCAATTCGGCAGTTAATGCAGCAGCTTGTCAGACAGTTTATTTGGAAGTTGCTTCAGCGGTCAGTTTGACAGTCTTTTCGGCAATTCGTTCGGCAGTCGACTTGGCAGTCGGTTCAGCAGTCAGTTTAGCAGTTGATTCGGCACTTAATTTGCCAATTTATATGGCAATTGATTCAGCCCATATGACAATCGATGCAACATTGGATGAAAACCATGAGCTATAATAAATCAATAGATAAGGCATTGTGTTTGGCATTCGATGCGGTAGTTGATTGGGATTATTCAGTAACTAAACCAGCAGTTTATGCAATAGTCCATTCGGCAATCGAGGAGGAAGTCGGTTCGGCGGTTCATTGGGCAGTTCGTTCGGCAGTCGATTTGGTAATGTCTCATTCGAGATGGAATTTGATTTGGCGGTCGGTTCGGCAGTCGATTCGGCAGTCAATTTGGCAGTTAACTTGGATTCAAAGCCATGAACAATATAATCAATTCGACAGTTCGTTCGGTAGTTGATTCGGCAGTCGGTTGGGCAGTATATTTGACAGTTGATTCGGCAGTCCGTTCGGCATCCGAGAGAGCAGTCTATTCAGCAGTCGGTTCGGCTGTTGGTTTCGCAGTCTATTCGGCAGTCGGTTCGGCAGTCGATGTGGTGCTTAACTTGGATTCAAAATCATGAACAATATAATTAGTTTGGTGGTCAATTGGGCAGTCGATGTGGTAGTTATTTCGGCAGTCAATTCGGCAGTTGGTTCGGCAGTTGGTTCGTCAGTTCGTTCGAGAATTGATTGGGTGGTCGGTTCGGCAGTCCAGTCAGCAGTCGATTCGGCAGTCCAGTCGGCAATCAATATGGTCTTGGATTCAGAATCATGAACAACATAATCTATTCGGCAGTCAGTTCGGCAATCGGTTCGGCAGTCGATCCGGCAGTCGATCCGGCAGTTGGTTCGGCAGTTGATTGGGCAGTTCATTCGGCAGTTGATTGGGCAGTTCATTCGGCAGTCTATTCAGCAGTTGATTTAGCAGTCGATTCGGCAGTTGGTTTGGCAGTCCATTCGGCAATTCGTTCAATTGTTAATATACAGTAATAGTTTCCTAAATAGCTCCAAAGA